CTATTCCCCACCGACGAACCGGCACTCTGATTCTTTACCGTCACGGAACTGATATTATCAATGAATATCAGATTGACAATTCTTCCTGGATATCCACCGGCAAATCCTGTTATAGTACCTCCAGTAATAAATCCGGATATCAGTATGGTATTGGTAGCTGGTAATAATGCGTCATTCATTGCATTACCGGAAACCGCGTACGACCCGATTGTGCCGCCGACGCCAACCAATCCACCGCCCCAAACGTTGGTCGCATAGGCCTGCAAGGCCTCCAGCTCGGAAGCTGTCGGAATCGCATTGCAGACCACTACCGCCATGATCCATCCGTTGAAATTGGGGCCACCGATCACGAGAGATCCATTCACGTATGTCACGGATGCTCCGTAGGCCGATACGGCCGGGCCACCATCTACCGATATACTGGTGCCCGTCCCGGAAGCTCCAAATCCGGCAGTGTGTACGGCTTTCCATATCGTTGTCCCGGCCTGAGAGGCGATCGTCCCCTGGCTATTTTGAGTCTGCAAATAATCGGCAGTAGTATACGACAGACTACCCACGAATCCCCTAATATAGGCGCCGCCCCCGTCGCCGCCAAAGATTGTCAAATAATCGATTCCGACCCTTCGAACTGAAGCGTAGGCGATCCAAATATAGAGTCCCGTCCCCCCAGTCACACCGGTCAAATTCGACGTATATGCGAGCGGTAAAGTACCATTCGAATAAATGGCCGGCAATCCATTAACGTCGTTGACCACAAATGTGGTACCGGCGTAGAGGGGCGCAAGAGCACTATTACCTTGACCGGACAAATCGACGAGCGACGATGCCGAATTTGCCGTGGCGCTCGCATCATAGTACGCGATGCAGGATGCCGGCAGTGGCACATTCAGAGCGGGAGAGCCGTACGGAGCGATGATGATGTTGGGCGGAGCTGATGCTCCGATAAGCGTCGGATATATGGCTATTCCCGTATTCTTGGGTTGCACCGGTCCAGTGGCGGGAACATTGACATTTTCAATTGTTGTATCGGACGATCCATCAGAGAACGCTTCAAAATCGAGTCTCCCATGAATCGCGCATCCCGATGCATAGGATGGGATTGCCAGTGACATGCCTCGCGCATATCCGCGATCGAACGAGAATTGTAATAATGAATTCGTGGGCACCGGCGGCGCGACGAAGACCACCGGAACGGCTCCAGACGAATTGCCGCCGAAATGGCAACAGATGAAATTCGCCCCCTCAACCTCGGCTATATTTGAGCCGGCCGCGTAAGACATATCGAATTTGATATCCGTCCCATTGCCCTCGAAGTGGGTGCAAAAGTAATTGATATTGCCCACGTAGGCAGTCCCATTACCCGAGCCTTGCGAGGGGGCGAGCAGCACTCCTATGGTGTTTGCTTGCGACGAGCCACCAAACATGCGCATGTCTTCGCCGGACGTGATCTTGTCCCCAATTCCACATTGCGACGTGCTAAAATTTATCCACGTCGTAGAATTGGCCGACAGATTATTTATCCTCCCGATCGTGCAATGGCTAATGATCACATTTTCGGACGTGGACTCTTCAACGGACCCCACATTGAGCCCGACGCCAAATCCTGAAATACTCACATTGCGTAGGCACGCAAATCCGAATGGGGTCACGGTCCCGATGGGTCCAATTTGTACGGCCGTCGCACCCGATATGGGATAAATACTTGATCCGGCTGGAACAAACGTGGACGTAATAAATACATTCTCGAGACTCACGTGAGAGCCGGCGCCATTAGATTGGGTGGCGGCCAAGGAAAAGGCCGTTCCGGTCGCGAGGGTGCTCAGTAGCGTCGTCCCGCTAACCCCATCGCCATTGCCCGCTCCGGCCCCGACGATGCGCCCCGGTTTGAATCCGAGGTCATGATATCGTGTGAATTTGAATGTGCCGGGGGGGATGGTAATATTGCCACCATTGGCGACTCCCTCTTTCTTCGAAATAGCAGAATCCAGAGCATCATCGCTCTGAGTCACACCGGTTGGATCTCCACCGAAATCAGCAACGAGATCACCGATCGATGTACCCACGGCATCAACGGTCGTCTGACCAGTAATGGGATTGTCGGCTACCGTGAGACCCGATCGCAAATTCAGGACCGGTTCCTGCGGTTGCAGATTGCCACTACTGGCGATCCGTGTGGCCGCGAAATAGGAGTCCAGCCATGTGCCTGATTGAGTCATTGAATTACCATTCCTCTACCATAGCGGTGACATGATTTGTCGAATCGCTTATCGTTCCCGATGGGGCAGACACCTGTACCGAATACGTATGCGGCAGATAATCTGTCACTGTATCTACCCAGTCCAGACTCACGGGATAGTCGTCTCCCGGGCCCGCTGGGAGTGTTTTTTTGATCGGCGGCAATTGGGTAGAGTCTCGCCAGAGCGTGAAAGTGAATACAACGGGAGCGCCGGAAGGGAATGGGCACGACGTGAATACGGCGTGCATTATCCCCGAACCCATGCGGGTGATGGCGGGAGCTGCGAGGGTGATCGGATTGGCGGGCGTAATGGCTCCGGACGAATTGATGGATTGCACCCAATTTTTCGATAAAGAAATCTCGGGTATTTGTCCGACCGACGCTACCAGTGGATACGAGAATTTCACGTCAGTCACTCCTCCAGACGACGTAAATGGCCCAACATCGGTGTCAGTCATAATTCATTCCTTCCTTACAATTTTTGAGCCGCGATGCCGTAATTGTGAGAGAATCGAAAGGACCCGGTTACGGCGCAGCTTTGCGATCCCGATCCATATAGCCTCGGATCTTGAGAGTTTGATATTGGCAAATTTGCCGGGACCCAGTGCCATGTTGCCCCAGCATCTCCGGACAGTATAATTCTCGAATTGACCAAATCCGGAGTCACACCACCTGCGGACTCCGTAATCCCGATTAGGACCCCATTGCCGGCCGAATTGACGTCCGTAACTCTCGCCGCCAAAGCCGGATTGCCGGAGCCGAAATTGTATCCACCCGCGTTGGCTGTCCAATTCGCGCCATCAGCAGTACGCCACACGCTCACCTGATTCGTCGTCTCGTTGACGATGATGGCCAGCCAGCAGGCGCCATTGGCGTCCGATCCGTACACGAGCCCGGCAACGTATGCGGCTGCGAATGCGGAGGGCGCCGGATATTGAGACCACGTACTACCATTCGCGGAATAGGCATAATGTCCCGCAGTGAAAGGGTATTGCGGCATCGCCAAAATAGCATTACCGGCCGAATTCGGCGCAAATAGGATTCTCCCACCACTGTTAGACTCCGTGGACGAGAATACGTTTGCGGGGGCCGCACCACCACCCGCGCATATATCTATTTCCCACCCCGTGGAGACGGTCCTTCCAAATAGCACATTTCCGCCAAACACACTATTCGTTACCCAACTAGTGGACGGTAGTGCTGCCACTGAGACCCACAGTCCGGATGCATTGGGTAGATAATATATATTACATGACGTTCCGCCCCCACCCACCCGACTCGTTATGGCATAAATACCAAATGGGACGGTTGGGTCGACGGCCAGAGACGACACCATCGTGGTGGTATTGACCACCACCCCACTACTGCCCGAAGTTCCCAGCCAATAGATGTCGGAAGCAGAACCGTCCACGCCATGAGACCAGGCTACTCGAGGAAATGCAGTCGGAGTGGTGGTCGTATTCCCACCAATAAGCCATATTCCAGAGCCCGGATGATAGGTGGCGCACTGGGCAACGAAATCGGTTCCCGTTCCCACTGGCGCGCTAACCGGAAGCCAATCGCTTGCCGAATTATACGTGACCAATGTTTGGATGCTGAATTGCTGAGCCTTCAGATATGCGGTGCGATCAGCCAAGGCCTCCGGGGACGCATTCATATTGGCGGCATTCCTCAGATCATCGTTAGAATCATCGAATACCGAAATCGATGCCGGAAACGAAGCCGGATTGCCCGAATAATTTTGCATGTGTCAATCTCCTCTCGGTTGCCAAAATCTACACGTGGAGCCTTGTCGACCTCGCCAATTTCCCCATTGTCCGTTGGGATTGCCAGCAATCAGCAAATTGGTGGGATCGAAGAGCGTCGAATCGTAGCACCATACAATTGATTGAATCTGTACATGCTCCCCGATCCATTGATTCACGAGAGATTTGACGGTGTCACCCGTATTCGTGGCGACGGTGTGTCCTATGCCAGTGTCGTCGAATCCACCGGAAACTGACGGACCAGGCGCCTCGGTTGCTGCGATCGTTCCCGCGACGGGCCATTCGCACGGATAGATTACTATCCAAATGTTGGCCCAATTATTTGCCCGCTCAGGGTTGGAGGAATAATCCCAATTGATCGCCCGTTGTCCTGAATTCACAAGATCGGGAGTGATGGTGCCAGGAATCGAGAATCCAGTTGGTGTGACGACCCCATTACCCAATGGAAGTCCACCGGGTAGTACCGTACCCGGATTGACCGTATACCATCGCCCGGGCCCAATATATCGGACCGATCCATTCGTTTCCGCGATAGCCCAATTGCCGACTCTATCGATGATGGAAACTTTTGGGGTGTTCCCCAAGTATTTCTGAATTGCCAGTGCAAGCTGACCCGAAGCTCCGCAATTCCAATGAGTATCAATCCACTTCGTGAGCCGCGCCTCATACGCAGAATCCGATTCGACCTCTCCCCGTATTATCCCCCTGGTCCGGCCGATGTACGGCAGTGAATCGGTGCGCGAAGTGGAGCCGGGCCAGGCAGCCATGATTCCCTCCTCGGCCGCCTCGATTAGTATATCGAGATTTGCAGCCAATGTATAAAGGACCTTGTATGCGGAATTGAATCCGGGTCGATTGGCCAGCCAGGATGGTACCGGAATCCGATGCCTTATTCCTAGATTTCCCATCAGACCATCCTCACCACAATTACGACGTCAGAGGCGTCGAATGCGACCGTAGCATTCTGACTCGGGAGCAGAGGGAATGCTGGTACAAGTACGGTATCGGACAGAGTGCCAGAGGTTGAATTTAGGGTCGAGTCAATTGCGAATATATTTGGATTTACGGACGTGATGGCCCCCAAGATGTCGGAGCCCCACAAGCCGGATACGCACCCCGCAATGGGCTTCGCAAGCCCGCCGATTGGCAGCCCTGTCACGAGTGCCGATATCGAGGATTCTATTTGCGTGGTCAAATCAGAAACCGAAAGTCCGAGCTCTGAGGAGCAATAAACTGTTATGGTGCCGACTATTGGAATTGGAATTGCCACCTGGACCAGTACGGTTATCGCCTGCGGTTGGGCGAATTGAGATATCGCCGCCTGAATTCCGGTCACATCGTCGGGAGTTAGGGCGCCGGATAGCGGGGCCACCGTCACGGTAATTGTCCCGTTGCCTGAATTATTCTGGATTACCGGGGCCTTAGTGACGATTGCGGCGCCAGTGGAAGCATTGCCCGCTTGCGTTGCGGCCCAAACATAGGCGCCCTTGGGTCCACGAACGCTATTGGCGTCGATTTTAGCGGAGCAAATAGCCTTCAGCTGTGTATCGGATATTTGATCGGTGCCAACGAACGCCTGCGCGCTGTACGCGCTGACACCCGGTAGACCTGTGGAAAAAATCCAAGTGGGCTGATTGCTCAATCCGGACGAAATTCCGGGAGGCACATTGCCAATTGATCCCGGAGTCACGCACTGGAATTGCACTGTCGCCGTGGGATTCACTCCAGATCCCGACCATGACGACAGAGAGAAGGCTTGCGTATTGGTATATAATTGTGATGTACTGCCAGAATTCGACGGATTGGGATTGTATCCCATAGTTACGGTGCCGGCGGGGAAGGGACCGTACGCGCCACCTCCCGAATTAGTGAATTGAATTTGCCCCGTAGCTGCCGTGGACGAGAATGGAGATGCGGTACGGTCCACACCAAACGTGTAGAATGCCAGCATCGTGAGCCAATTGCCCGTAGCAGTCTCGAGAAATCCGGCCCCAATGGCTTGCGTAATTATCACCGAAAATGTTGCGTAACACGATGCCACATACGTCAGTAGCGTCGAAAATACTCCGCCCTTTCTCCATGAGGCGCTCGGCACATTAAGGGTCGCCAGCATCGAATCGAATTTGGCGCGAGCCTGGGCCGTGGTGAATGGAGAAAGAAGGGTCGAAAATGAAATCACGGCAATACCTCCACGGTTCCGACCGACGCCTGTTGGAGCGTGAATTTTAGCCGAACGACCGAGCCATCCGTGCCTATATCCATTAGCACAAGATAGGTGCCATCCGAATTCTGCTGCACAGTCGTGCGTGATGAATTCACCCTGTCATCGCCCTCCAATTGGGCATCGATCATTTGAGCGCGCGCCTGGAGTCCTTGCAGTGTGCCCGACAGTGCGCCGGTGATATTTACTCCATGGGTGGGATCGTCCAGGTTACTAGCCATGGCCTCGAGTAGAATGTGATAAACGTCCTGCTCCAGGGCCTGGAGGTCAGAGGTTGTTTCGTCGGCCAACGGATCCATGTCATCCCAATAGACCAGATCGACAACCGAAGTATTGGAGCACTTCTCGAGTGCAGCCAAATTGGCTGCTACCGTGGTATCCGTAAAAAACGGAACGGTGGGGTCAGAATTGCTCACCATGTCAGCCCGAATAATGATCCGATAGACACTGCGGTAGCAGATACATTTGTTCCCAAGATTATCATATCTACGCTCCCGGAGCTAGGGCTACCGTCTGGCCAATTAGTGGCCAGTGCGGACGTGAGTGCAGGCCCGAATCCACTGGACGGTCCCGAATATTTCCAAGCGAAGATTCCTGCCGTAGAAAAGAGACCCGGCAATTGCAATAGTATATTCAAATACAATTGCAGTGACAATTGGAAATTCACCATGGCTTCGATCACCACGGAAAGTGAGATGCTAGGTGGAGTAATGGCTACGGCCAGATCCGCATTCAGAGCCGCGAGAATGGATAGCGCCAATTCAAGTGATAATTGAACCGACGGCAGAGTGACCCCTATATTCAAATTGAATCCGATCGCCAATTGCAGCTTGACATACAGATCGGCCAATACCGAGAAAACGAAGGGACCCAGCAGAGGAAGGCACACCGATAGAGATTCGACGCCTATTAGCGTGAATCCGGAAGGAGATGTCTGTCCGAACATGATGCCGATGGCTGATTCGGAGAGTCCTGAATTGGCCCCCAAAATTAACGCATTCACGATATCGGTGGGATTCCAAATCGAATCGGTTCCGGAAGCGATGTCAGCCCCAACAGACGAGGCCGGACCACCGTATGACATGAATGCCACGCCCCCCGATGCCATCAGGCTAGAGATATTAAGGAATGCGCTTATCTCTGAATTCAATTGCTCGATTAGCGCCAGCGTGGCCGACAGGTCGACATTCAGACTGGGGCCCGTCAGTGCCGCACCGATCTCGCCCTGAATTCTTGCCACCGCTTCAGCGTCCAGCTCGAGTAGCATTCCCACCGTGGGCAGAGACACATTGAGGCCGGCCGAAAGCGCCACGGACGCGGACAATTGTGTTTGCAGATTGGCATCAGCCTCGGCCAGCAATTCGGGCGTGAACAGTGGAAAATAAACACCCAAGCTCGACTCCCCGAGATATGTCAATCCGCTCATCCGCCACAACTCCCCTTCGTCGAGCCAGCGGTTATTATACCTGGTAGGGTGACAGACAGTGGGGAGGGCCCGGGAGTTACGACGCAGGGACCACCGCTAGGTGGTGCCGTGATGAGCACCGATCCTGCCGCCATCAGTGCCGCGACATGGAGGGAACTTATGGTGGTCGAGACTGGATCACCCACTCTGGCGATCGGATTGCCAGCGCCCGCGATCTGAACGGCGGATACCGTGGGGCCGACGTGAACCGTATTCTGCGCATCGACAGTGGCCTCGACCGGCAACGGGGTTCCACGGAATCCAATTATTTCCGGATACCTAGGATCTCCGAACGCGAATAGGACTAAGCATTCAGTGGCCAGGGTGTATTTCGCAGATACTCCGCTGGGACCGATCACCTCGATAGGCACCTGGTCGGGCGCGCCCTGAGTCTTGTCGACGATCTGGAGAGATAGCTTGCCCGAATTATCCTGATTTACAATTCTGTACCAATACGATTTGAGCTGAGAGGTCTTCGCCATGCTCCGAATCATCGCCGTCAATACATTATTGATGCGAGATATTTGGGTGACAGAGCACCATGCCCGAAATCGCGATCCGATTTGGGGATCAAACGTTTGTTCTACGTCTGAAATTGTAACCGGTGTTTCGCCAATTCTGGAGTCAGAAATTACGGTTCCGGGCAACACGATAACGTCGCACGTTCCCTCCACCATCTTTTTATCGGGATGGTAATACGTGACGAGGAGCGACTGATCGGGCTGAACGGGGGGATGTTGACCAACCATTGTGACGCCCGTGGCTGGATCCACCCACCATTCGCGATCATTGAATACTGCGCTTGCGGGGCCCGCAATCTGACACCAATTGCTAGACACGGATACCGGAGAGAGATCGGAAACCGTCTCACCACATTTGGCAGCTACAGCCTGAAAAATGACCGTAGAAGAGAGAGGGGAACTCGAACCCAAATCGGTTCCCGACACAAGCGAACCCCATCCGCCTGCCCCACCTATGACTCTTATTCTGCCCATATTACCGAATGAGCCGGTACCCGTTGGGTCTATTGTGCCGACAATGGTGGTGGACGCCGACGAGTCTCCGGATATCACAATTTTGGCGCTACCGCTCGACGGCAATGTCGAGATGTCATCTGGATCAATTTCCAGATCGGCGTGCCACACACCGCGATAGGGCACATGCAACTCGATTGCATGTGCGATAATTCCGTTGAGCGTAATCATGGATTAAAATCTGGAACGGGTGCATTGGCCTGCTGCTGCGTGAGCAGGTCATTCCGTGCCGATTCTTGATCTGTTGCGGCAACACCACCGTCAGACGGGTAAGCCGCATCCGGCTTTATTTTCATAGCTCGGAATGGCATCCATTGTATGAATTTTACAGTGCAAGACCACAAGCCACTTCCGTCATTCACCAGGGGATTTTCCTCGGCAATAACAACGGAATTCACCCTTCTGAAATTCAATTCGGGATGCAATATTGGGATGGCGAATTGTTTGGACGATCCGCCGGGTTGCCACGATGGCCTCTTGAGCCACTTGGACCGAAATGCCATATATTCTAGGTAATAATCCTTTTGATTGCTGGGATCATCAAAAAGCTCTACCAGGAATTCGATGGCCATGGGGGCAACGCATTTGGGGAGTAGTGCCCCACCCTCCATTGACCATTGAAGCACCACCTGCCAGTCATAGACTCGGGGCGCGCTCCTGAGCGTCCATTTGCCCGGAGCCTGCTCACCACCGAGCCAGATTGAATCGACGGCAGGCCAATACAGCGGATTTAGATAATTCGTAGCAGACGAATTGGGTGCTAGGAGGGGGGAGAAATATGTCATTGCGGTACCACCGTCCCGATTGACAATCCGGATTCTATCGCTGCTTGCTCCAGGAATCTAACGAGCGCCTCGCGAAGAGACGGAGATGTGAGGGCATCGGCTGTTTCTTTTCCGCTTCCGGTCGTGGGAACCTGAATGGTTATATTGAACACATTCGAACTGTTTCGGTTTACGCCGTTTCCCATCGATGCTGGGGGCGGCATGGGAGCCATTTGTTCCACCGCTTCTCTCGCCTGCGGTGCCCCCGAGTGTATGCCTTGCGCCAATCCGGCAGTGATGTTGAGTCCGTATTCGGCGAATACGCGCGACGGGGAATGAATGCCCAGCATTCCCCTGAACGCATTCATTATGCCAGATCCGAGATCCTTCACGTCTTGGATCAGTGAAGCTCCGAAATTTCTGATTCCGCTTCCGATGCCATCCACAATTGCCCTGCCAATATCTGACCATTTTAGGCCGGCAATGAAATTATAGGCGCTGACAATGCTCGAGCCTAAATTCCAAATGACGGACATGACGCCGTAACCGGCCGTACCCACGGCAACGATAGCCGCTCCGACTAGGGCAAGAGATGCAGCGATAATCCCGCCAACGAGAACGAATACGGCGCCGATTGCGACGACAGAGACGCCAATAGCCATGATGGCAAGTTTAATCGTACCCCAATGATCGCTGACGAATTTAGCCATACTACCAATCGAAGACACGAAGGCCCCTACGCTACGTATGAGCGACGGAATGCTGGCCCCGATCCATTCTATGCCGGCAATGATGGTGGGCATACTGCTATTCATCGCCCGGCTCAGCGTTTCGCCGAATGCCTTGCCTTCCGACGTCGACACGTCGAATCCATCTACCAATTTTGATAGTGCCAACAGGACCGGTTCAATTTTCAGTGACCTGCCGAATTGGCCCAATTTATCGGTAAATTTCGTCCACAAGACATATGGATCTTTCATGGCCGACGAAAGCGTTTCCCTCGTGGTCTGCGATTGATCGTTGAACATGCGGAAGGCTGCGAGCAGATCCTTCGTCTTGCCCATTAGACCCTGTTCGCCCATACCATTGGCTACGAGATTGATGTTTATTCCGGCCTTTTTCGCCATAGCCGCAATTTCATTGAACGACTTTGCGAATGGGGTACCCTCAAGCGCCTGCCTCGAAATTCGAGAATATCCCCACATCTCGTCTTTCATTCCCTCGAAAACGCTTCTCATCTTCGATGAAACCTTGTCGCCATATACGGCGGCAGTCGAGGCGGTAAGGGCAAACAAATTCGAAACGGCCCGGGCTTCCCCACCCAATCTGGAGCCTCGAATTGCCATGGTGATGTCGGCCTGCAAACCCGCTAGTTCCTCCCTGGATTGGGGAAGCATCTTGGAAAAATAGTCGAGCCCTTTGATCATATTTTTGGCGCTATCACCGGATATTGTGGATGCGCGAGCGAATTGATATTGCTGGCGAGTCGACAGGGCTGATTGCCAGAGAAATCGGCCCATCGCCTCGGTGGCGCCCGCGATCGTCGATGTGACGGCGATTACCCCTGTCACAATAGCGGCGGCTCCCAGGGCGACGCCAGCCATGGCGCCGCCAGATCCTCCCAATACACCATTCAATTCCTTGGCCTTGCCGGCCAGGCTCGACACCGGTCCACCACCCATGCGGATAGCGGCCGATAACCTGTTTTGGGCCTCTGTCGACTTTTTCAGATTTTCCGCCTCTTTCAGCTTGATCCTATTCGCCTCTTCTCGCGCCAGATGCTTCACTTTGGCGGCGCACGTCTCGTAGCTGGCCCCCAACCTCAACAAATCGAGGCGATCTTTGGAGATTGAGTCTCGCTCGGCATCCACCTTGGATTTCAAATTATTTTTCGCCGCGACAAGAGCATCGGAACTGCCCTTCATCGCTTTGATATTTGAATTGTAAGCCTTGATGGCCCCCTGTCCCTGCTCTATTCGAGCCCTCAGTTTCTCCATTTCCGCACTGAGGGCGAACGCCTCGTCTTTGGCGTTGCCCTCGAATTGGAGTCTGAACGTGGCTGTTTGATCGGGCATTGTAATCACTTACTGAACGATTTGACTATCCACTTCCGGAACGCCCTCTCCTCGGCGATATTGTCGGCAATCAGCAGGGCCCCTAGGAGGGCTCTTTCTTCCGACGCTTCATCTCTTTCGATGCTGGTCGAAAGCAATTCTAGCAGAGAATAAGCCACTATCCATTGGTCATTCTCCGCCATGGAGCGCTCCCCGATTATCCTTTTTTTGCCTCCTGTACACCCATCCCGAAGAGACGAATTAGTGCATTGGCACTAGCGGTCAGTAGACCAGGCCGGTCCGATGTAATTCGATTGAATTCATCCTTCCCCGGATGTACCAAATTGGGCACCACGAATTCGTGCTGTTTGTCCAGGTCGTCGACCTTGGCCGACGCCATAAATCGCTTATACGTCACGGCCGGTCCGCGACGCACCACAATCCATCCGTCATTCTCGCAATCCACAAGATCGAACTTCTGACCTTTGGGACCGATTTCTGTTTCGTATTGCTCCGAAAGTTCGTCCCCCTCAAGGGCATGAATTTCCCTTTGCTGATTCAGCTTCAGCTCTCTCTCCGCTTTCTTTTCGGATATAATTCTCTTTCGCTCCTCGATAGAAATAGTTTCAATCACTTCGGTCATGGCATTCTCCTATCAAACGACTTGCGGCACAAGAGCCGGATTGGCCTCGTATAGCGTATATCCGTTTTCGATGATTCCGAGGCACGCAATGCTCAACTCCTCGCAAAGCTCGTCCGAGCCCTCCGATTTACTAAATTTGACCGACTTGATTCGGCACGGAGAAGCCACAATTGACATGACCCCTTCCGCTGTCAACTCGGGCTCATAGAAAGAGCCGAAAAGGTAAAATGGGGTTCGCCCGTATCCGCCATACTGATCTGACAGCATTTTCTTGAGAGCATTGCTCGAGTCGAGCAACATTTTCATCATGAATGAGCCTACCTCGTATTTCCCAGCCGTCCATCCGATGGGTCGACCGTCCTGTCGATTCGCATATACGACTTTGGGCTCGCGCGAGTGCTCCCAAGAGATGTCAACAATGCCTGTCCACGGACTGGCTCCCGAAATACTGGTGCCGATTTTGAATAGACAGGACGTGCCTGAAAAAAGCATATCCTGGACTCTAACTATATCTCCCATGGCATTCCTCTCAGGTGGTGAGCGCGATATTTTTGGTGAACATGGCCGACACCGCAAATCCCTTGATATATGCGAGGGCCTCGATTTGCAACGTTCCGTGAATTGTGACGCCAGAATTCGCACTCAAATCATCGGTGCGAGACAGCGTAAATTTGACGTTCGTGACCTGCCCCTTCAGCGGATTGGCCAGAGCATCATTCACCGCTGCTTCGATGGATTGAGCATCCGGCTCGAGAATATAGATATGGCCCGTAGTAGGATCGGGAGCGCCCTTGCGAACGCCCTTGCTTAGTTGCAAATTCAATGCAGCCCACGCCGCGCTACAGGCGAGATTCATCGTACGCAAATGCGGGAGATAGACGTAATCGGAGCCCGGCGACGAGAGAACAAATGAATTCGATATGAACGTACCGGTGGTGGACGGATCGGTGCATAGCGAAACAAGGCGGAGGGCATCCAGATCGTCGTACAGGTACTCATCGTGGTGCCTCGGATTGCCATTGGCGTCCGAAATCGAGGCATTAGGTAGTGGGCCCAGGTCCTTTTCCTCGGGCATCACCCCGGGAAGCACCTTCATCGCGCGTGCCGCCACGAACATCGATGTGGGGCGCTGCATTGTGAGGCCAGTAACAAGACTCGTATTGTCCGCGCCATCAGAGCACACCAAACCCCTAATTGTCGAATCGGAACTAACTATGGCAGCCATAGCCGTGGCGTAGGCTGCTTCCGTCTCCCCGGTTGGCAGGGGCAGATTCTTGAGTCTGGTATTGACGACGAACCACTTGAATTTGCCTGCCGCCTCCCACGATGCCAGGATGCCATCGATCTCGCTTATGATCGCGGACGATGTTTCTCCATCGACGAGTACGGCCTCGAACGGTTGTTGGGTCGTTCGGAGCGCCTCGAATGCCGCAATGAGGTCTGCCGATGTCGCTCGCGCATGAGTCACATTGCACGTGAAGAAATCCCCGACGACAACAGTGAGGGCCGTAGTTAGAGTGAACGAAACGCCAGAATTGGGGATTGCCAGCGAGAGGGCGATACCAAGAGCAGTGGGGGCGCTAACCGTATTCCCACCGTCGAGCGAGTAGGTGTAATAAATTCCAGATGTGCCCGACGTACCAGCGGTGGTAAATGTCACGATAACTTGGTAATCATCCAATGGTACGGCAGCACCGGCTATCGGTGGTGTACCGTGCATGGTGCCCGTACCAGTGTACGCAATTGTTCCGTACGTGGCAGCCGTGGATGTGGCCGGGACAACCGCCAGCGAGGGCTTGCCGGATGCGCTGAGTCCGTATGAAAGATATTCAATTGCGGGACCCAGGCCTAGAGCGGATTGAGCAGTAGCGGCATTTCCATACGTTTGCGGAGTGTTGATCGGACCGAATTGAGAGGGGGCGATAATGGCCATCACTCCCGATTGGGAGGGCGGCACGACGCCCGTGTTCGCGTTGACTTTGGAAAATGTAACCGAAGGAACAGTCATCTTAGACCTCTCGCTATAATGCCGGGGTTCTACTTACCTCGGGTTGTGGATATGCAATTCCGTAAGCCGCATTTAGCCAGCGGCATCGCTGCACGAATGAAAAAACAAATTCCCTACCGAAGGTCGTAACGGTCGAGGGCGGAAGGACCCACGTAGTTTTGCCGTTGAATTTTATATTGGCCTGTCCGACGGTCTGAATAGATCCGTCGGCGCTCGTATGCGTAGCCATATTTATGGCCTGGAGCGTGCTCTCCACCAGATCCAATGTGGCGAGGATTTGATCCTCCTCTTGCATCATGCGAGTAGGATCGACAGCCCAAACGGAGCACGTAACCCACGAATCCCATCCCACGTTTTCTCTCGGGTTCAACGATTGGAATTTCAAATCCCTACTAAACTCGCCACCATCGATGGGCTTCGGAGCACCCGCAGATCCGTCGTATTGGCCGGGCATGAAAATCACGCGACCACCACCCGGAACGGCCGAATAATTCTGTTGCTGATTGCGTTGATCCCATCCCACCGGAGGAACAATCACGGGCGAAGAATTGGCCAGGAATTGAGCCCTAACACCATCAGCCAAAGCCTTTATTCCGTGGAGCGTGCTCATGTCATTATCTCTTCGAAGAGATCGGCCGAAACCTTTTGCAGAATTGCCAAAATGGGTGGAGACAAATTGCTATAGTCTGGAAGAATTCTCCTGGCCGGTGTGTGCGGTAAATTGCCATCATTGTGGATGGCATCGGGTCCCCTTATCACCAGTGTCACGACAGATCCGGATGTCTTGACGGTGATATGAGTTGCCGCATGCACTAGGGCTCTGGCGCCATCCTTTTTGCGTGGAGCCCAGGATTCACCGAGTGTGGTGGTACCCGCTTCCGCAGTACGCTTCACCTCAGCCAAGATCATTGGCGCCGCCCTTCGCGCCAATTCGTCTCCCAGTCCAGCCAATGCCTCGCAAGAGCCGATCATGGCGTCGATGCTTCGTGTGGCCCCCCCTGCGGCCGCTCCTCCATATTTGGCAGCCATTTATCCGACCCGATGAACCGTCTCGCTAGCGAGATTCACATTGGATCTGCTATCCGGGACAATCGTCTGTTGCTTTTTGACGGGCGGATCAAACGTCACGACACCACCCCTAGATTGTGATTTGGCCAATCTGACACGATGAGCCTCAATGCAGGCCAGAGACGCCGCATCCGCATCGGCTTGCATTTTCGCTGACACGCGAGAATGCCCGTCATCCTTATTCGTCGCTCCGGACCATGCTTCAGCGATCAGCTTGATAGCTGACGTATTCTCGGGATGAACCGTGCCCGCATGAAGATATCCCAGGACCGCAATTGCGACTTGCGCGGCCGAAGAGGTTCCGTCGGGGTCATTCTTAGAATTGGGCCCCTCATTCACCATCTGTCTCAAGACATCGAATCGATTATCGTGACCGCCAACGTCGGCGCCACCGATCGCCAGTATGGATGACAACAAGTGACCCACGAGCGACGTGGCGTCCGAATTTGAATTGTCCAGTCTGGCCCGTATATCCCTTATTCGGGTGGCAATTTCGGACACTGCACTCACAATGGCATTAGCATCGGATTGGTCCGCGGTGAGCGCATCGACAGTGGGAGCGCTTTTCGACTCCTCAACAGGCGCATCGACAGTGGGAGCGATTCTCGACGGAGAAATCCTGTTAGCAACAGCGACCATTCTTGCCTCCAAAATCTTCGTGAATTCCTATTGCCTCTTGCATGTCGGCAGAGATATAAGGAGAATTTTCGGTGTAAAAAAGGACCTTGGGGCCCTTGACAGCCGATTGGCCAGCGGGCACAAGGGGCAATTCGAATAGCCCGTCCTTGGCGTCCGCGGCCTCCCTCATTTCCTCAATGGCCAAATCGTAACGCTCTTTGGCCGACACCGCGGCCGGGTCGGAGGGATTGCGACCTCGGAAGTCGAGCAGATCAATCGTGACGGTGGCTTGCAGCCACCCGATAACGATTAGAGGCGGAGAAGCGGCGATCTGGCCAAGATCATACCGCTTCCCCAGTCTGGCCTCCATCTTTCCAATCTGTATCGCAATTCTCGAATTCGTATAGCCGGGCGATTCCGACTCTATGGTCGAAATCAATGCCGGGTTTAGGGGCAATGGATATGCCCCACCCGGAGAGAAATCGGTTAGAGTCGGATACGCCACGGTTTTACGACCCCTGGCAACGGAAGATCGTGTACGGAAGTCCGTAATTTACGGACTCGTACATATCGGCACGGTACTCAAGCTCTTGACTTCGCCCGAGAATCGCATCTATGCCATCCGTTCCGGATTCACCAGAATACGTGTGCATGGTGAATGGCAAACGCGAATAGCGGAGCAAACCTCCGTTTTCGAATTTATTGGCCTCTTCGCACACCACATAGTACGTGGTGTCGCTTCCAGTCACAATTACCGGTGGCGAATTGATGGGAGCGATATTGATGGAAACTCCGCCCGCCAACTCGTCAGCCTGCACTGGCTCGGCCAGCATCCACTTTTTGAAAATTTCACCCGCGTCCGCGCCGCCTCCAGCCGTAGCAGAAGTGCCAGCGGTTTGCGCGATAGTCTGCGCCTTTAGGAGCTGGGATATTCGACCGAAAGACCGGGGTGCCGACAATATGAATTTCGGCTTCAGCTTGCGCGGCATTCCCATGTTGTTGGGAAGCCGAACACTCGTGCGAATATAGGATAGAACCTTCTGCAAATTTGCGAACGCGATATCCATCGACACGGTGTCGTCGATCGGGCAAGCGCCGGGATAGGCAGGAGTCGCTCCGGACGCGGCCGCAGCGGCCCCAGTGAAATCGTTGGCATAGGTTCCGAGCGAGGGAATGAGCGGGTGAATTGGATGTAGTTTATTGAAAAATGACACCCCATCATACGGACCGATGGCCGTACCACCATTTAGGAGTGTACCAGCCGCAAGCCATTGCGGATAGTAAGCTCCCTGCGTCGCTATGTCGCGCGCCCACTGCATCAGTGGATCTTGTCCGCCATTCAGCGAATTGAGATATTTGAGCTTGTTGATCTTGTACGACTTACCGAATGCCGCCGGGAAATATTCGGTTGTCACCTCGAGATATTGATCGTAATTCGTGCTCCCCGCATTCTCCCCACCATCGGCCGGCGTAAGCTGGTCAAGACTGGCGGAGCCAATGAGCATGTTGACACGCTCGCTCTTGCCATCCGTATTGATGGTCCTACAGAGCTTCGGATACCACATATCCTCGAGTAGGGACGCGAAAGATTGCTCCACCACAATCTTCATGCGACTCTCGATATTGAACAGGAAATTAGCAGTGATTACGCCGAGCATTTTTCATTTTCCTTTCGCGCTTTGGGCGCACATCACCACGGCGTTTCCACGCCAACAGTTCCATTGGGAAGTATGACCCATACACGTCCAACCACCGAAAGAGTCGGAGACCCGCTGGCGGTAGTCGTCACCTCGTGATTGCTGGCGAGGTTGACCGTTTGAAACAGATTCAAAGCCGTGACCGCGCCACCACCCGTAACGGAATCGTAATAGGTGATGTAATGTTCACGATCAAGAGTGACACCTACTTGAGCGGTGCCGCCCGCTCCGGCGGTGACGGTGTCATTGAATTTGCCGATGGGGACCAGAGTGGTCGACCCGGTAGTAGCCGGATAAACCGCGCCAGGATTGGCAGTGTCGATGCAACACGTGGTACCGGCATATGCCGTATGACTCGCAGCAATAGGCAGCGATGCCACCTTCAAAGTCCCATTAGGGACCAGCGAATACAGAGTCGAACTGACATCAGCCATGGATCATTCCCTCGACTTCAGCATTTATGGCGGCAAGCTCGTCCGCGAGTTTCTTGGCGCGAATTGCGCCGACAGACGGATCTGAATATCCGATCGAAAACGAATTTCCCACTTGGACAGGACCTGTCGCCTGAGCCCTGAGACTGCCAGATGAGCGCGCAAACAATTGCGCCTCCTCAGGGGTCATGCGATGAGAATTCGATTTGACATCCGGAGTAATTCCGGACGGTACATTCGCGATAGCAGCCGAGTATGCGGATGCCCGAGCGCGAGGCCACGTCTCTACCGCATTCCGGAGCACACTCAGGGACGCGGATGCCAGCGTGTGACATACGGCTTCGCCAAAATCGGGTCGACTCGCGAGAAGTCGCGCACGTTCCGACTCCTCCTTATTCTTCGCGTCCGCTGCATCTCGTGATGCGAGCTGGGATGCGAGCGTCTGCACCTGCTCGGCGAGGGCCAGCAGGGCTTTCGCCGGCTCCTCCTTCTTTTCCTCGGGCTCCTTCTCCTCTGCGGCCGCTTTCGCCGGCTCCTTCTCCTTTTCCTCGGGCTCCTTCTCCTCTGCGGCCGCTTTCGCCGGCTCATCCTTCTTTTCCTCGGGCTCATTCTCATTCCAAGCACGCAAAGCGCGCTTAGCTTTCGCAGATCGCACCTTGTCCTTGTCATCATCGGCCGCGCGCTGAATAGCCGCAAGGGCCTCATCATATCCCGGTTCACCCGGTTCTCTACCGTTCTTGTCCTTCGGCATTTCTTCCTCCGACGAAAATGAATTCCACGAATTGACCACACGATCGGCCAGGCCCTTATTGACTGCGGACTGCCCGAAAAATTCCCCACCCTGCAACGCCCGAATTGATTCGACGCTGATGCCTCTACGCTCTGACACGTACGAGAAAAATGCTTCCGCGCTGGCGTCGACCTCGTCCCGAATTCGTTTTACGGATTCCTCAGTAATTCCTACGTGTGGATTCCGGTCGACCTTAGCATCCCCGCTGGCCACAAATTGATACGACATACCCATCTTGGCGTCATTGACAGTCGAGTCTTCCTGGACTGACCACACGCCAATTGATCCGGCTGCCCCGCTGGGAGTCACCACAATTTCATCTGCCGCGCACGCTATCGCGTATGCGGCGGAAAGGGCTTGACTCTCGCTTAGGGCCACCACCCTCTTACCTGCGGCAGACGCGAGAGCCCTAATGTCTCTGCTCAATTCTATGGCTCCCGAGAATTCCCCTCCGGGAGAGCGCAGACGAAGCACCAGGCATGGAGAGGGTAGGGACAGAGCAGCCTTTACGCGATCCAGAATTAGTGGATAGCAATCGAATTGAGGGTGAAAATTCGAATTGAAAAGAGGCCCCTCAATATGGACGAACGAATATCGATCGCACGCGACTGAATTCGGAAGACTCGAATTTATATCAGACGGCGCGAATGTGGCTCCCCACGCACTCATTGAGCAGGCTATCAGGCCCATAGGCGAATAGACGTGTACGTCCACGGATTGGAGCGTAGCGCCATTCAATGTCCGGTCGAGCGCCCCGCTGATTGAATTCTAATTTTGATACACTTTGGAATCCAAAAGGCACACTTTCGGATTCGAATTGGTGTATGATGCGGGAATGTTGTCACACAAGTTTGAGGATTTAGTCTGCGCCGAGGCGCATATCGAAAAGCGAACGCTGCGCCGAGTCCTTTCGGGCGGAGGCACCATGTATTCGAGGGAGGCGGTTGAGGAGGCAATTTCGAGATTGAATTTGAATATAGAATTGCCGCCGCATGGATCGGTGATGGCGATCGCACAGGAAACGAGGATTCGATAATGGTCGATCGCAAGGCGGCAATCAGCGCCATCAAAGACCTGGCCCGGGCTCTGATTGGAATTTCCGGATTCGATCCTCAACCCATGCCGGGCCCACAATTGGATGATGAGGCGATCAACGAGACGCGCAAGGCGCTCGGCGGAGAGCTGGAGACCATACCCAGTGTCCGTCTGCGATGGTATCCGCCAGATATCGAGCGAGCCCAACACATGGCCCAAAATGGCGACATGACCATGATAGGTCAATTGGTCGAGTCAATGAAGAACGATGGCGTTATTCGCGGCCTGGGCGACGCCCGAACCTCTGTGGTGAATTTTCCAAAGCGCTTCTACGGCGATCGTTCCATCGTGGATGTACTGCGGGACAAAACTGGAAGTGATCGGGACGTATATAATGAGATGATACCGTCATCCGAGGCCCGTCTAATGGTATGGGACGGGCTAACTGCCGGAGCCTCCATCGGGGAAATGGTGCCGGTTCAGGGACGCAATTTTCCCGTTCTAATTCGTCGATACCCGCAGAATTTGTTTTTTCTCTGGAATCGTCATCAGTGGTACTACCGCTCTATCGCGGGCCTAATTCCAATCAATCCGGGCCAGGTATCTTCGTCCGGGAATATGTGGATTCTGCATATACCGGGGGGCCGACTCTATCCCTGGAATTCGGGACTCTGGAATCCGCTCGGGCGATCGTATATAAATAAGACGCAATCGATTTTCATGCGTCAGTCGTATGCGACCAAGCATTCATCTCCGGGTCGATTCGCCACCGCGCCGCTCGGGGCAACCGAGGAGGAGCGAAGCGGTCTACTCCAGCGCCTCATATCCTGGAGCCTTAATACCGCCGCGGTGCTCCCGATCGGATGGGACGTGAAAATCGTCGAATCGAGGGGACAGGGCTGGCAAATTTATACCGAGGATATCAAGGCGCACAATGAGGAAATTGCCACCTGCCTATGCGGATCATCGGTGATGCTCCAGGGCACGGCTGGATTTTCTAATATGGACGTCTTCCGTGTCGTGCAATTGGATCTCATTCGAGCCACTGCTGAAGCATGGGACCACACCGTGAATACGCAAATTCTTCCAGCATACATCGGACAAACTTGGGGCGTGGAGGCGCTGAAGAATGCGGTAACGGTTGAAACCGAAGTGGAGGCGCCGAAGGAGCGCTCGGGAGAGGCCGCAACATATGTACAACTAGCCAATGCGATTAAGGGCCTGGTGGAAGCGGTTGCATCAGCACAAGTGTCGGCAGGAATTAAGCAACCCATCGTAGTGGACATCGAAGAATTGATGGCCAGATATGGCGTCCCGACCATCCTCGGCCCTTCGCACGAGGTCCGGCCCCATTCTCATATAGAATTGGCACCCACCGATATATCAAAGGTAGTCACGGTGGACGAAGCCCGAGAGGGACAGGGCTTGGATAAAATGGGCGATAAGCGCGGAGATATGACAATATCAGAATTGGAAAAGGGCGGAGATTCTGGAAATGAAGGGGGATCCGGCCCTACCTCTTTGGGCGGCAATTCTATGAGCGCCATTGCCCGTGGTGGATCTCTTATGTCCGGACAGTGGCACGAAGAATTACACCCTCGGGGCCCGGACGGTCATTTCATCAAGGGAGGGGGAGCATCAAGCAAGAACGCCGAGGCCGCATCAAAAAAAACGACTGGCAAAAAGGCTTCCACCGAAAGCCACAATAAGGCGGCCGAAGCCCACAAGTTCGCGGCCAACGAACATCGGAAGAGCGCGGCCCGCAGAGCCGCTGTACTGTCCAAGAAGGGGCTTTCGAAGGGGGAACGCGCAAAGCATCGGGCCGAGCTGGAGAAGGCGGAAGCTAAGGCGGAGGAGCACCGGAAAGCGGCATCCAAGCACCGAGCGGAAGCCAAAGAACTGGCGAAGAAATCCGGACTCGAAGGCAAAAACTACGACGACATAAAGGACGAGCCCGAAGCAAAATTCGATGATTGGGAAATTCCGGAAGCGCCAGCGCGCAAGACCCAAACATCATCGGAATTGAAAATGGATGTCGCACTGACCAAACGTGGAAGGCAAGCCCTCGATAGCGTCCTGGCCAAGGGATTTGATGCGGTCGTACAGAGAAAGAAGGTCGCCGTAGCGCAGGTGGAAGAGATGCCGGGCAAATACTCTCGTGCGGACGGTCTCTTTATTCCGCACAATGAGAATTACAAGTCTCCAAGCATATTTATTCGTTCTCTTCCTTATTTGAAAAAGACTCTGAAATTCGAAAATAAGGAATTCACGGGCGGGATAGGAGAGGGATGTTTTCGGGTCGGAAGCGCCATCGCGCGCGGCGGAGGTTATGAGGACGAAATTCTATTCCGCGAATCCACAATGCTACACGAATTGTCGCACCATCTGCACCTTATATTGCACGAGCAAAACTTGCCGGCATATAGGCGCGTGGCGAAGCTGTTCGGCGATAGATTCGAAATCGTAAACACCGGTAACCCCGACTCCCCACACAAGGCAATGCCGAGAAACGATGGCGTATGGTGCGCGTCTCAATATGGTCAATCGAACGTATTCGAGTATTTTGCCGAGACGATGTCGGCCTACCACTATGCCCCTGAAGTGCTAAAAAATAAGGATCCAGAAGCCTTCGAGACATTCGATAAAATAATGAAATGGGCGGTGTCAAAATGAATTTCAAGGAAAAATTGGAAGCGATACAGGGATGGTTAGCGTGGGGTGCGGACGCGGCCAACTCCGATGAGGACGGCGTAATTCCAGCGTCCAAATACATCGATATGACGGACGAGATCGACAAGCTAATTGCATCCGCCGAGTCTGCCGACGAGACATCTCTCATGGAGACTCTCGCCGCTCCCACGCTCGAGATATTAAAGCCGTGGACCGATGAGGACGAGCGAGCGGCGGAAGAGGGGGATTTCAACGAATGAGATTCATCGTAATTTCCGATTATATCGGAGTTGAGATCGAAGACTACGGCAAAGCAAAGGATCTGGCCATTCGACTGTCTCTCGAAAATAAAGGCCGTGTTATGCGAATTTGCGAAATAAAAGAGCAAGTCGTAACCCGAGAACGAGGAAAAGCATGAATACGCTATTGAGTGCGGACGTAGAAGATTTGTTCGATGTCGTGTGTTCGCTCGGCCGAACCGAGCAACGCGTGCTGCTCTATATCGCCAGACGGATGAGTAAGGGGCAGGCCGTATATGGCGAGCTAAATCTCATCTCTGATAGACGCGATTGGAATAAGGAGAGAGCCGAAGAATTGGCCGATGCTGTCATATATCAAGCCATCGCCGATGTCGCAAAATCCAATGACCCGTAAATACATAGACATCCGTCGAGACGCGGATGGAGGCATTACAACGTCGCGCGACGGCATTATGTCCCCGGAGCATCTGATACTTCTCGAGGCTGATAGGGATAGGCGTATCGAGGCGCTCGTAAATGCTGTCATCTACGCCCGAGACAACGGATGGACAAGGGCGAATATAGATAGGGTGGAATCATGTCTAGACGAGAGGTAATTAGGGTATGCATACCCGACTCGCACGGGGCTCACATCGATTGGAGCTCCGCCAAGGCTTGCGCGGCCGATATCAAATCTCTGCAGCCTAAGGAGATAGTCCTGCTGGGAGACCATCTCGATTGTGGAGGCACGTTCAATTCGCATCAGCGCAGCTACACCAGTGAGATTGCAGAATCGTATGGTGACGACATTAAATCGGCAAATACCTTCCTCGACATGATTCAGAGGGCCGCGCCGAGAGCTGACTATCATTACCTCGAGGGCAATCACGAATGGCACGTGGAGCGATGGAGCGCCAATTCATTCTCCGATGAGAATGATGCCGCGTCCCTCCTCGAGGTATACGGTCCCCAATCTGTGCTCGAGCTGAAGCAACGAGGCATCAAATATTATAAGAGAAGCGAATTTCATATGGGCGTCCGAAGTAGGGGCGCCATACGATTGGGCAAATGCTTTTTCGTCCACGGCGTGTCTCACGCGCGACATGCGGCCGCAGAACATATACGGTACTTCGGCGGCAACGTGGTATTCGGCCACACGCACCGGGTGGATTCGCGAATTGAACCCAACGTGTCCAGCGGTGCAATTGGAGCATGGAGTTTCGGCACCCTTGCCCAATTAGCTCCCCTATACGGACACACGCGCCCGACCTCGTGGAGCCACGGATACGGAATTCAATTCGTTAGGCCCAACGGCATATTCACGACCATTTCGATTCCGATCGTCCACGGAATTAGCCTTCTACCCGCGGCGCTCAAATCACGGTAACTTCCATCTGACGAATATTTCCATTTTATCCGCCCACTGAATGGAGGGCTCGAATTGCGCGCAAACGTAAATCGAGCCTTCTTTTTTGCTATACGGATAGCAACACCTGGCCCATTTGCACGACAGGGAATTCCCGGATACGTCCGTCGATATAACTGGGAATCCGTCCGGCGCTCTCACGCAAGAGGCGATAGCCAGAGAGAGCGCGGAGACTAATCCCCTTACCATGGACGCTTGTACGCCCAATCCAAAGATTCGTAATCGCTTGCCTGCTCAATATATCTATGCCCGACACTCGGCGCGCGATCTTGATTTGGGGCCGGTTGCGCATCCTCATTAGCTGACGAATGAAATCCCCACGTGCTAAGGGCCAGGGCATCACACCGATCGGGCGACCTGCCCAAAATTTCTCGCAGTTCATTCTTGCGTACCAGTTGGGAGCGTCCACGATTGTCTCGCTCTACCCAGCGCAGAGAAAGCAATTCACCTTCCATCTTCGCGTCCTGGGGTATGCATCCGCCCTCGGTTATCCATTGATGCATCCCAGCGAACATCACGTCACGTTGACACCGATAGATTTGAGCAATTCCCGGATTGGGGCTGGGATTGCCACCCTGAAAACCTACGAGCTTGAATTCATGCAATGTCTTTTCGTCTCTTCGTCGATAAGCATTGACTGCATCGTACACTCGTGCTCCGGTGGCACCGTCCCTGTCGATTACAATCAATGGATAGAATCCGTCGATATAATCTGTAGATGGATCTCGGAAGCGATCAAGAATTCCAACCGCCGCCATCGTGATGGCATCAGGAGTCATTCCACGTTGCGCCACCATATCGAGGATCATATTGCCTCGACGACAGAATATAACGGTCTCATCTCCCGAATCCTTTTCGCCGGCCACGTCAATTCCCATGCAAAGCCTACCGCTGCATGACGTAGCCTCGAGACGTTCCGGACTCGAGGCCGCACGCACATCCTCGAGTGAGAATAATTGACCGGCCTCTGTCGTCGGAAATTTACCCTCGACGTTGGCCAGCCACGCGAGGCTACCTTCGCCCCACGCGATTTTGCTCTCCTCAATCCATTCCCGCGACGCGAGCCCCGGGAATACCGGCTGTCCGGACATGGCATTGGGATTGGTCCGCGTATCCACCTGAATCGTGTAATACAGCTCTCGCTCCGTATGATGAGAACGGTGAAAGAATCCCACGGAACGGGTCGGATTCGAGATGTATACTATCTTGCAATTCGATGCTGCAAGATTACCCCACAATGCCTTCTGAAATTGGTCTTGGACATCAGATGCCTCGTCGATGATCGCTAGGATGTTGTCCCCCGAAAGGCCGCGAATTCCGCCCTCTTTCATCGCGGTAAAACCGATGATCTGTCGGAAATCATCCGATTTGAGGCCGGTGCTCGCGCGCATGCCAATTCGCTCGTGAGGTATGATGGCGGAATGGGGACATGGGGCCTCGCCCTCAGGCTCCTGCGCTTTGCACGCGAGACACCGCCCGGAGGCGTCGAGTCTCTGTAGTACCTCGCGCCAGAGTATCTCGTCAATCTGACGCACGGTGGGTGCCAGAATCACCACCCTAGATTTGGGATGGGAGCAATACCACCATAGAGCCGCGATAGCCACGGCGAAGTCCTTCCCAATTTTTCGACCGCCCGACACGCTCACTCTGCGATTATCTCGTATTGCTTCCAAGAATTCGATCTGAAATGACCAGAGCTTTACCCCTAAAATTTGCTCCGCAAATCCGACAGGATCATTTTGGAATTTTGGATTCGGCCAATGATGACCTATCAGCTCGGCCGATACGCGCGCATCGATCCTGGACAGGCAGTCGGAGAGGCCATTGGGACTCGCAGGTCGACCGCCCGCGTGCTTGACTTTCTTGTGAATTGGTCCTGATGTCATATTATAGACCATTCATTATTTCGGCCAATCGGGCCGCGACACCGCGGAATTCCCTGTCGAGCACCATGAGCGCATCCTGGAACTTCTGACCCTGAGACGATGCGATGAATTTCTTGAAATCTACTTCGTAGTCCCCGTCGAGTCGTGATAATTCCTTTTGCCGGTCGAGGATTAGCTTGTGCAGGGCCATTCGTGCCGACACCGAATTCTCTTCATCCCACGAATTCAGCTCGTCCTGAAGCTCTCCCAACACATATGCGCACCGATCCCTGGCCGGTATGCTCGGATCGGTTATATCGATTATCGGCGTTCTCCGCCTGGGCCTCGGCTTATCGACAGGAGACCTAGGCGCCGCATCGATAATTTGCACTTTCGGTGGCTCCGGCTCCAGCTCTGCGGAGGGCGCGGGCACATCCCAATCTGTCAGCGGAATACCGAATTTCGCCAGCATGACCGCGCACATCGCGTCGTTGGGACGCCGACGGCCAGCGACCCAGTCTCGCACCGCTGTAATTGATACGCCAATTTTTCCGGCCACCCGGGCCTGAGTGTACCGCTTCAGGTGACCGCCGAGTTGATTGCCAGCGGAGGACAAGAATGCTGTTTTCATCTTGATTTACCAGTATGCGCACTAGTGCGCAGTATCGCTCATTGAAAGTGCGCACACCGAGTTGTCGCCAATTCTCATGTATTCGTCGAAAGCAT